GAGCAAACTATTCTGACTATAATTCTATTAAAGATAGTATTCATTCTAAATCTAGGTATTGATGAAAGTTGCAATAATTACTGATCAACATTTTGGTGCCCGTAAAAACTCTAAATTATTCCACGACTTCTTTTTAAAATTTTACAATGATGTATTTTTTCCTACCTTAGAAGAAAGGGGGATTAAAGTTGTTGTGGATATGGGTGATACTTTTGATAGTAGAAAGGGTATTGATTTTTCTGCTTTGGCGTGGGCAAAAAATAACTACTACGATCGTCTTGCTCAAATGGGTGTTACGGTTCACACTATTGTCGGTAATCATACTGCATACTATAAGAACACTAATGATTTGAATGCTGTCGATTTGTTGCTTCGTGAGTATCAAAATGTTATAATTTATTCAGAACCAACTGAAGTAAAGTTGGGTAATCTTCCTGTATTATTTGTACCTTGGATCAATGAAGAGAACTCTCAGAATACTTTCCAATCTGTTAAAGATTTCCCTGGCGTACACGCGATGGGGCACCTTGAACTCAATGGATATCCAGCTCATCGTGGACACCTCATGGCGCAGGGTCTTGATGGCAAATTATTTAAGAACTTCAAGCAAGTCTTCTCGGGTCACTATCACACTAGATCGTCCGATGGACAAGTCTTCTACTTAGGTAATCCATATGAGATTTACTCTAATGATATGGGAGATGATAGGGGATTTCATATCTACGATACAGATACTCAAGAACTTGAGGTAGTAAATAACCCATACACAATGTATGATGTCATTTACTATGAAGATACACCACATCAAACATTTAACTACTCAAAATTTAGTAACAAAATTGTTAAATTAATTGTTCGTAAAAAAACGGATATTAAAAAATATGAGAAGTTTGTAGATAAATTGATTAAGTCTGACATCTCAGAACTTAATATTATTGAATTGGATGTTGGTGAAGTTGTAGATCTTGATAAGTATGATCCAGAGTCTGAAGATACAATATCTATTCTTAACAGATATGTTAAAGATTCTGATCAAGAGATAGATAAATCTGAAATACAGAATTTAATTTACGAAATTTATCAAGAAGCATGTGAGATAGTCTAGTATGTTTATCCTTACTGTAGCTGGAAAAGAACAAGACGGTGCATATTCTGTATCTGATAAAAATGGTAATCAAATTCTTTATATTTTTGAAGAAGAAGATGATGCTGATCGTTTTGTTATGATGCTAGAAGAAAGGGAAAAATATCCAGACCTAGATGTGATTGAAGTTGATAATCAGTTAATTGTAAAAACATGTGAAATGCATGAGTATGATTATACAATTATTACAAAAAATGATCTCGTAATTCCCCCTGAGCACAATGATCCTATTTGAAAAACTTCGCTATAAAAACTTTTTAAGTACAGGAAATCACTTTACTGAAATAAATTTTACGACGGCTAATACTACTCTGATTGTTGGTAATAATGGTGCTGGCAAGAGTACAATGCTTGATGCATTGACATTCTCTTTATTTGGTAAGTCTTATAGAGGAGTAAATAAACCCCAACTAATTAACTCTGTTAATGAGAAAGATTGTTTAGTTGAGATTGAATTTAAGATTGGTAATGTTGAGTGGAAAGTTGTACGAGGGATTAAACCATCTATTTTTCAAATCTATAAGGATGGTGAAGTTTTAAATTCTGATGCTGCTTCTAAAGATCAGCAAAATTGGTTTGAGAGTGTAGTTCTTAAAATGAATTATAAATCTTTTACTCAAATTGTTATTCTCGGTAGTAGTAATTTTGTTCCCTTCATGCAACTGCCTGCAGCATCTAGAAGAGAAGTTATTGAAGATTTGTTAGATATCAAAATCTTTTCGTCTATGAATCAGGTTCTTAGGAATAGAGTTAAAGATATTAAGGATGAAGTAAGGACATTAGAACTCAAGAAAGAATCACTTGAGGATAAGGTTCATATGCAAAGGGATTTTATTGAGGAGATTGAGAGACTTGCTGATACTGATATGAACAGTAAGAGAGATCAGATTAAATCTCTTACTGAAACACAAGATTCTTTGTTAAAAGATTCTCTTGATAATGAGAATCAATTGATTGATATACAAAAAGACTTGGAAAAATTTTCGGGAGCATCATCAAAATTAAGAAAACTTGGAAATCTTAAGGGTAAGATATCTCAGAAGGTAAGCACAATTACTGATGAGCATAAGTTTTTTAGTGAGAATACGGTATGCCCTACATGTGATCAGAGTATTGAAGAGAACTTCAGAATAAATAGAATCAATGACGCTCAAGATAAAGCAAAGGAGTTGCGTTCTGGTTATATACAACTAGAAGATGCAATTAAAGAAGAGGAAGAGCGAGAGCGTCAATTTTCCACAGTTTCTAAAGAGGTTACTCGACTAACACATGAGATTTCTCAAATCAATACTCAAATCTCTGGATATCAGCGACAAGTCCGAGATCTTGAACACGAAATTCAAACTGTTGCCGATAGACTTGCAAAAAGAAATTCTGAACATGAGAAATTAGCAGAACTGCAGGATAAATTGTCTACTGCTGTAATAGAATCCGATAGTAAAAAAGGTCAGTTGATTAACTGTGGATTTATTTCTGATCTTCTTAAAGATGGCGGTGTTAAGACGCAGGTTATTAAAAAATATTTGCCTTTAATCAATCAAGAGGCAAATCGTTATCTTCAGATGATGGAGTTCTATATAAACTTCCGTTTGGATGAAGAGTTTAATGAAGTAATCGAATCTCCTATTCAAGAAGATTTTTCATACGCATCTTTTAGTGAAGGTGAAAAAATGCGTATTGATCTTTCTTTGTTGTTCACTTGGAGAGAAGTTGCTAAAATTAAAAACTCTTTAAATTGCAATCTTCTTATATTTGATGAGACATTTGATTCGTCTTTGGATGGATTTGGTACTGATGAGTTTATGAGAATTATTAGGTTTGTTATTAAGGATGCTAATGTGTTTGTGATATCTCATAAGGAAGGAATGCGTGATAAGTTCTTGAACGTGCTAAAATTTGAAAAGGTAAAGGGTTTTAGTAGGTTAGCAGTATGAAGATTTTGGTTACAGGTCACAAAGGTTTTATTGGTAAGAATGTATTTTCTTATTTGCAAGAGAACTTTGGAAGTTCAAATGTGTGTGGTATTGATAGACCTGAAGGTGTAGAAAATTTTAGTGGTGGTGATTACGATCTAGTTGTTCATCTTGCAGCATTTGCTAATATTAGAGAGAGTTTGGAGAACCCTAAAAAGTTCTACGAAAACAATGTAATAAATGCAAAAAAATTATTTGATTGGTGTGGGGAAAAAAATACTCGTCTTCTTTATGCTTCCTCTAGCGCAGTTGAAGAAGATTATTGGGAAAATCCATATGCAATGACTAAATGGATTAATGAGCAGATGTCACCACCAAACTCTGTTGGAATGCGATTCACTACCGTATATGGTCCAGATAGTCGTTCAGATATGATGTATCGTATGCTTGAGGATAAGACTGCAACCTATGTGACTAATCATAAACGTGATTGGATACATGTAACGGATGTTTGTCGTGCTATTCTCTATCTTGCTCCTACCAATATTTGTGGACCAGTTTCTGTTGGTTCTGGACAATCGGTATATGTAAAAGATCTTGCTAAAAAAATGGGCATGGGACATTTGCCAGTTAAAGAACTGACCCCTGGAGAACGCCAAGATAATGTTGCAGACATTAGTTTACTAAGTAGTACGGGGTGGCGTCCTACTATCAATGTCCTAGATACTGTCAATGACAACACCTAATTGGCAACACCATTCAAAAAAAGAACAAAAACGAAAACTTAAACCTCAAGCAATGAGAGCAAGGCGCGAAGCATTGCGCCAGTTCAAAAAGCGTCATATGGGTTGTCCTAAGGGCAACCCTTCTTTGTATACTGTGTGTACTTCAAACGAATCCCGATGACTATCAACCACGAAGTCAAAGGACAACTTGCTAAACTCCTTGCTACCGAAGACCTGGTAGTGGAGCACAGGTCTGTTGATACCGCTCAGTTTAATGTTCATACTCGTGTGCTGACACTTCCTCAATGGAACAAAGCGTCTAACACTGTATATGATCTGTTGGTTGGACATGAAGTTGGTCATGCCCTATATACTCCAGATGAAGATTGGATCAAGACTCGTAAGATCTCACCTCAGATCGTAAATGTTGTTGAAGATGCTCGTATTGAAAAGATGATGAAGCGTCGTTATGGTGGTCTCTCTAAGACCTTTTATCGTGGTTATGAGGAATTGGCAGATCAAGACTTCTTTAGTATTGATGGTGAAGATCTGTCAATATTTAACCTAGCAGATAAAATTAATTTGTATTGTAAAATTGGAAATTATGTAGATATTCCATTTACATGTAGGGAAGAAGAACTTTTACTCATGGTTCGTGACTGTGAGACTTTTGCTGAAGTTCTTGATGCATCAGAAGCAATTCATAACTACTGCAAAAATGAACAACAAGAATCCACTTCAGAAGTTCAATCACAACCTAATCATGGTGGGTCTTCCCCCCAGTCACAGGGATCAGGTGGTGAGGAGGGAGAATCAGAATCCCAGATCGATCCCTCATCCAGGGGAAAATCCGACGATTCTAAAGTTGATGGTCTTCCTGGACCTTCCAGTGATGTAGATACTGGTGGAGATGATGATCAACCCATTGATGTTGAGACTATGAAGTCTTTTGATGATGCCATCAAAGATCTCATTGGTAGTGATCAGGGAGAGAATCAGTATCTTGAAGTTCCTAGAGTTAATTTAGATAATATTATTATTGATAATGCCGAGGTATATCAACATGTTCCTGCTGCTTGGGAGAATGAGAGATATGCATCAACAAATATATTTGATGAAGTTGATTCTCGATATATTAAATTTAAAAAGTCTGCACAGAAGGAAGTAAATTACTTAGTTAAAGAATTTGAGTGTAAGAAGTCTGCTAGTGCATATGCACGTTCGACTACATCTCGTACTGGTGTTCTTGATTGTACTAAGTTGCACACTTATAAGTACCATGAAGACTTATTTAAAAAAGTATCGGTTATCCCTGATGGTAAGAACCATGGTCTAGTATTCATCATTGATTGGTCTGGTTCTATGGCAGATGTTCTTACTGATACTGTTAAACAACTTTATAATTTGATATGGTTTTGTAAGAAAGTTCAAATCCCATTTGAGGTTTATGCTTTTACTAATGAGTATCCAAAAATAAAGTATGAATACGATGCTGATGGTGAACGTAAACCAATCATGCCTGGTCCTGCATATAAAAAAGTTGATGGTTGTGTTCAGGTTTATGACCACTTCTCTTTGTTGAATATGTTTTCGAGTAAGACTAAAGGATCTGAACTTGATATACAAATGCGTAATATCTATCGTATTTCTGAAGCATTTGGTAGACAGCATTATACTTATTATGAAATTCCTATGGGTCTAACTTTGTCAGGAACACCTTTGAATGACACTCTTATTTGCTTGCATGAAATTCTTCCTAAATTTAAAATGGAGAATGGTGTTGAAAAAGTTCAATGTGTAATTCTTACTGATGGGGAGGCACCTCCTTTGAAGTATCATAAAATAGTTCAACGTCATTGGGAATGTGATCCATACCTTGGTGTTCGTCAGGTTGGTCCTACTTGCATCCTTCGCGATCGTAAACTTGGTACTACATATAATCTAGGTGGTAATTGGTATGAAGTAACTGATGTTCTTTTAACTCATCTTAAAGAAAAGTTTACTGATACTAACTTTATTGGTATTAGAGTGCTTGAAGGTCGTGATACTCATGCCTTTATTGCTCGATATGTTGGTCGATGGAATGATGATCATGATAAACTATTTGATAGTTGGAAAAAGGAACGAACATTTACAGTTACTAATTCTGGATATCATGCTTACTTTGCATTGTCTTCAAATTCTCTTTCTCAGGATAATATTTTTGATGTCAAAGAGGATGCAACAAAGACACAGATTAAGTCTGCATTTGTAAAAAGTCTAAGAACTAAAAAGATGAACAAACGTGTTCTTAATGAGTTCATCTCTCTTGTCGCATGACAATTTAAAAACTGTCTATCGGGGGATCAAAATCCCCCACATATCATCTATACTAACTTCAGTTCAAACAAATCAAATGTCTCTCTCATCCGAATTTATTCGCACTTCCCTTCAGGGGTTGTATGGTGAGTCTATTGCTGCTGCTGATATTCGTGCCTGGTGTGCTATGAATGGTGCGAACTATCAAACAGTTACGAATAAACTTGCTGATTACAAATCCAGTCGCGGAAAGTGGAACTTGACTGTACAAGAAAAACTAGAACAAAACTTTAATGCTCCTTCTGTACTTCCTGCTCTAGAAACTAATTTGATTCCAGAAAAAGATGATACCTTCGTCAAGTTTGGTAGTTTTGGTGATATTAAAAAAATTATTCAGTCCCGTTTATTTTATCCAACGTTTATCACGGGTCTTTCTGGTAATGGTAAAACGTTCTCGGTTGAACAAGCATGTGCTCAACTTGGTCGAGAATTGATTAGAGTAAACATTACAATTGAAACAGATGAAGACGATCTTATTGGTGGTTTCCGTCTTGTTGATGGCAACACCGTCTGGCATAATGGCCCAGTCATTGAAGCACTCCAGCGTGGAGCAATCTTGCTCCTTGACGAAATCGATCTCGCCTCAAATAAAATTCTCTGTCTTCAGTCTATTCTCGAAGGAAAGGGAATTTTCCTTAAGAAGATTGGTAAATTTGTTGCTCCCTCAGAAGGTTTCAACGTACTCGCAACCGCAAACACTAAAGGTAAGGGATCCGAGGACGGACGATTTATTGGAACTAACGTGCTCAATGAAGCATTCCTTGAAAGATTCCCAGTAACTTTTGAGCAATCTTATCCAAGTCCTTCTACTGAACAAAAAATCTTGGAAGGAATTTGTTTGGATCATGGTATTGAAGATCGCGAATTCTGTAAGTACCTTGTTGACTGGGCAGATATTATCCGTAAGACTTTTTATGATGGTGGTATTGAAGAGATTATCTCTACTCGCCGTCTTGTTCATATCATCAAGGCATATATGATCTTTAAAAGTAAAAGCAAAGCAATTGAGGTTTGTGTAAATCGCTTTGACGATGATACTAAGCAAGCATTTACAGAACTCTATGATAAAGTAGATGCTGATTTTGAATACACTGAAACTAGCGAATCTGATTCAATTGACTCAGGTCTCGCATCCTGATATAATATGGGAGGATTATAATGCCTCCCCACATTTTTATTATGAGTACTACTATGGCAAAACATTCCAAGTATTATTACGAGTATGATCGTAATGATCTTAATCGAAAAAATCCTTTTGATGATAATATGCCTCCCTGGGGACATAGTGACATGGAAGCACTTGGTGCCTCTTACTATAAAACCTACGCTCAGAATCAAGATGTTTTTTATCCAACAGATCACCCAAGTCAAGAGTTTTGGCATGAAGATGGGATTGAATTTGTTGGTAATCCTGATGGAATCACTACTACGTTTGACTTTACTATGGAATCAGAAGACAAAATTGATCTAAATCTTGATCAACTTTCAAACAATGGTTTTTGGAAGTATGAAGAAGATCTTACTATGAAACAGGTTCGTGAATACCTCTCAGAAACGTATAGATCACATTATGTTTCTAAAGAATCTAAGACACAAACTCTAGATCTTGTTGAAGCAATTGGTGACGCTGAACCATTTTGCCGTTCTAATGCAATCAAGTATCTTTCTCGTTTTGGTAAAAAGAACGGCAAATCAAAAGGTGATATTTTGAAAGCAATTCACTACTGCATTCTTCTTTATCACTTCTCTGGACTACACAATGAAACTAAGGGAACCTATGAAACTTTCTGAAAAGACTATTAGCCTGCTTAAAAACTTCTCTGACATTAATCAGTCAATTCTTTTCAAGAAAGGTAACAAACTACGTACAATTTCAGTAATGAAGAATATTCTTGCTGAAGCAGATATTCCAGAAGACTTTCCTAAGGACTTTGGAATTTATGACTTGAATCAATTTCTTCGTGGTTTGTTTTTGCACAATAAACCAGAACTTGATTTTACTAATGAGGGGCATGTTGTCATTAGAGAAGGTAAAACTAGATCTAAGTATTTCTTTGCAGAACCTAGCGTTATTGTTACTCCTCCTGATAAAGAACTAACTCTTCCAAATGTCGATGTTGAATTTGAGATTTCTACAGAGCAACTCGATAAAGTTCGTAAAGCAGTTCTTGCATTTCAACTTCCTGATTTGTCTGTAGTTGGTAAAGCGGGAGTTGTAAAACTTGTCGTTCATGACAAAAAGAACGATACTTCAAATGACTTTCAGGTTATGGTTGGTGAAACTGAATCTGAGTTTTGTTTTAACTTTAAGGTTGAGAATATTAAAATTCTTCCTGGTTCTTATCACGTCGATATCTCAAGTAAACTTCTCTCAAAGTTTACCAATAATGATTGTGATCTGACTTACTACATCGCTCTAGAACCCGATTCATCATTCTAATGAAAATAGATGTCACTGCCAGAATTATTGGCAGTGTCTTAGCTATCATCTCATACTTCGTTGTTCTTCATGTGAGTGCAACTCTAGGTGCTATGATGATGTTAGTATCTGATGCAATATCAGTGCCATACTTTGTAAGAACTAAATCCTGGGATGTAGTTCTTATGTTAGCATTCTTGCTCTGTATTTCTTCTTCTAAATTGGTAGCATGAATCTAAGTATAGAGCAAGCAATGGTGCTATTGCTTTTGTCAAGATGTAAATTTAGTTCTAATTATACTTTGCATCTCATTCTATTTTTAACACATCTTTCTGAAGAGATCTAATGAACGTAAAAGTCACTGACAAATTAGATGTAGTAGTCATTGATGACTTTCTAGATCTCATGTCCCATAATCTTTTAAAGCAAGGTGTTAAAGATTCTTCTGTTTGGGGTGTTAGGGAAACGATCTCTCTTGATATTGAAAGAGGTGATCCTAGACTATCTTATGGATTTTCTTCTACTATCGTAGAGGATCAAAACCCCGAATACTATTATGGTATTGAGGACTATCATTTTATAAAGATTGTCAAATACATGAATGAAAGAGTTAAGGATCTTTTTTGTTTTAAGCAAGTTTTTCGTTGTAGAATGGACATGACCACATACAGAGGAGACAACCAAGTAACCTGTGCCCCTCACATTGATTATGATGGGAAGCATTTTACTTCAATTTATCATCTGTCCGAATGCAATGCACCAACAATCATCTATAACCAAAAACTTCTGACTGGAGAAGTTCCTGATGATATGGTTCTAACTGAGAAGCAGAGAATTGAAGCAAAACCCAACAGGTTGATTATATTTAATGGCAATTATGTTCACACAGGAATGTGTCCAACAGATGCCCCAATAAGAATTTTAATCAACACAAACTATAAATTATGACCATGCGTGATGAATTTCTTTGGGTTGAAAAATATCGACCCAAAACCATAGAAGATTGTATTCTCCCCAACGATATTAAGAAGACATTTATTGAATTCTTAGCAAAGGGTGAAGTTCCTAATCTTCTTCTTGCTGGACCTGCTGGGTGTGGCAAAACTACTATTGCAAAAGCACTCTGTAACGAATTAGGTGTAGACGTTTATGTCATCAACGGATCCGATGAAGGACGATTCCTCGATACTGTCAGAAACAATGCGAAAAACTTCGCTTCGACCGTATCGCTTACGTCAGATGCTAAACACAAAGTCATCATTATTGACGAAGCTGACAACACAACCCACGATGTACAACTCCTCCTTAGGGCGTTTACTGAGGAGTTTAGTGGCAACTGCAGATTCATCTTCACCTGTAATTACAAAAACAAAATCATTGAACCTCTCCACTCCCGATGTGCCGTCGTCGAGTTTGGAATTAAGGGAAAAGAAAGACAGGGAATTGCAGCAAACTTCTTCACACGTCTCCAACAAATCTTGGCTGCAGAAGGTGTTGAATATGATAACAAGGTCCTGGTAGAATTAATCAATAAGCACTTTCCTGATTGGAGAAGAGTATTAAATGAATGTCAAAGGTATTCTGCGGGGGGTAAGATCGACTCTGCGATTCTTGCATCATTCAGTAATCTTAAAACTGATGACCTTATTAAAAAACTCAAGGATAAGAACTTTCCTGAGGTACGTAAATGGGTCGTCAATAATTTGGACAATGATTCTAGCGTACTCTTGCGTCGGATTTATGATGCTTGTTACGAATCCCTCGTTCCTTCTAGCATTCCTAGTGCTGTGCTTATTTTGGCTAAGTATCAGTATCAGGTTGCATTTGTTGTGGACCAAGAAATAAACATGCTTGCATGTTTAACTGAAATTATGGTGGAGTGTGAATTCAAATGATTAAAAAAGAAAAACTTAGAGCACAAGTAAAATCTAGATTCTATTACTTCTTCTGGGGGATTGCTACAGTCTCTGTACTTCTAGGACAGTTGTATGTTGGGTCTGGATATCGTATAATGGCAGGTGAGACTTTACGTCTAACTTCTTTTCTTATGGATATTACTGAACAATGAATGTAAAACTTGTACGCATTACCTCTGGTGAAGATCTTATTTGTGATCTTCTCAATGAAACTGATGATTCTGTTACCTTTACTGATGCGATTGTAGCGGTTCCTGCAGGCAATGGGCAGATTGGATTTGCTCCTTGGTCACCTCTTCTTAGTAAAGATGTGAAGGAACTTACTATTGACAAAAAATTTGTCATGTATGTTTCGGAACCACAAGATCAGATCTTGACTGAATATAAATCTATGTTCAGTAAGATCATTGCTCCTTCTACAAAACTTGCTCTCTGAGCCTTTTATTTTATTATGATTAACATTGATCGCATCAACCTTGAAGAGTTCTTTGGTTGCGTGAACGCTACCAATACCAAACAGATGAAGTCTAACGCATTCAAAACTATTCGTACTTGGTTGCAGGAGAAGTCCTTTGCCAAGTGGAGTGATGGTCAACTTCAGTATGTGGGTGATTATAAAGATGGTGTTGACTTTACCTCTGAGGATAACGTCAACTATGAGATGAAAGGTTCTCTTCGTTTGTTCAACAAAAACGGATCAACTAAAAGCATTATCTTGAAGAACTTTCATAGCGAAAATAAAGTAGTAGAAAAAACCTTCGATTATATGCTTTTGGTAGATACTGAGCGTATGTCGATTGCCTATGTTGATTGGGACACTGTAAGTAAGAGAACATACTTTACTCCCAAATCTCCTTGTGCAAAAGTCAAGTTTCTTCCTGGTGACTTTACTATGCTTGCTAAAGATATTAAACCTTCAGAGAAGAAGATTACCTCTGCACAAATTCTCGACAATCTGCAGGAGATTCTTTGATGAAGAGTTACAAGACTCCTCTACGCTATCCTGGAGGCAAGTCTAGGGCATGTAAGAAGATGGATCCTTACTTCCCTGATCTTAGAGATTATAAGGAGTATCATGAACCTTTTATTGGTGGTGGAAGTGTTGCTATTCATGTAACTAAAAAATATCCACACCTGAAAGTTTGGGTGAATGATTTGCATCCCCCTCTGGCAACATTCTGGCAGCAGGTACAATCAAATGGATATCAGATGGAAAAAAAACTTCAGGAACTGAAGTCTAGATATCCCGACCAATCTTCTGCAAAAGGATTGTTTTTGTCCTCTAAAGATTATCTTGATAATAGTAGTATCTTAGATGATCCTATCTGGACTGCTATTAGTTTTTATATAGTCAATAAATGCTCATTCTCGGGACTTACTCAATCATCCTCGTTTTCTAAACAGGCGTCGGATAGTAACTTCTCTATGAAGGGTATTCTTAAATTGAGTGGTTATCAACAACTTATACATAATTGGACGATCACTAATTATTCTTATGATAAGATTTTAGATGAATCTTCTGATAGATCTGATGTATTTGTTTATCTAGATCCTCCATATGATATTAAAGATAATTTATATGGAAAGAGTGGATCAATGCATAAAGGATTTGATCATGACAAATTTGCAGAAGATTGCAACTGTTCATCTACAGACATGATGATTAGTTATAATTCTGATCAACTTGTGACCAATCGTTTTGTTGATTCTAAGTGGAGAGCAGCAGAGTTTGATCTTACATATACTATGAGATCTGTTGGTGATTATATGTCGGATCAAAAAACACGTAAAGAATTGCTTTTAATGAACTATGAAAATCGAAGTTTCGCTTTACAAAGCGGGGAAATTGTGGAAGGAAGAGTATCAGGCACACGACTTCCAGGATGCTAGGGAGATTGCTCTTGCAAGAAACCCTGGTGCAACAATTACGGGCGTTAGTGCTAATTTGAGGGCTGATGAAGTGCCTGATTTTTATAAGCAGTAATTATGAATTATGATTATGAAGCAACACCACATATAAATCCTGGAATCCTTAAATGGAAATTGAACCAGGATCATATGAATCTTTTGTGGAATTACATTAAAAAACCCACTACTAATGGTGCATGGGTGTTTGATAATAATAATAAAGTTATTGAAAGAACTCCATATCAAGAGTGGGCACTTGATGATAGTAGCAAAGTTTTTCAAACAGAAATACTATCACCAGCAATTAAGCATTATGTAGATATTTGGGGATACCCGATGACTGTCAGAAATAGTCATCATCCAGTCCCAATTATGAATCGAATTTGGTGTAGAATTTCTGGTAAGGGGGAATATCAACCACTTCATAGTCATCAATCTATTTGGACATTCATTATCTGGATGAATATTCCATTCGAGCATGAAGAAGAGGAGTCTGGAGATGCAGTAGAATTGTATCCACAAGCAGGTAATGTTGCTATTAATTATATAGATTCTATTGGGAGACTTCAAGAACAACCATTTAGACTGGGTAAAAAGGATGAGGGAACTATAATTTTATTTCCAGGAGATTTAAAACATGTAGTTTATCCTCACTATACAACTGATGAATATAGAATTAGTATTGCAGGTGATATTGTAATTGATAGTTTAAATTGTGGTGAACAGATGCCTGTTTACCGAAAAAATGATTATGAATTTTGCAACTTTCGCGAAGAGTGATTATGGAATTAAAGGACTGGTTAAATTCAATCAATTTTACAAAAGAAGATTTGTCTGAAAACATCTCTTCGTACCCTCCATTTATTGTAAATAAATGTTTGTCTGGTCATCTTGATGGAGTTCTTTTTGCAAATGAGATGAATAAAAACTCTCATTTGGATAAAGACATGCAATATGCGTTCTTTATAAATACTCTGAGGAAGCGTAAGAGATTTTCTCCCTGGCTCCGAAAAGATAAAATTGATAATCTTGATCTTGTAAAACAATACTATGGTTATAGTAATGAGAAAGCAAGTCAAGCTTTGAGAATTTTGTCGAAGGAACAACTCGATTACATTAAACAAAGACTTGACATTGGTGGAACATGACAAACACTATTGAACCCCAGGTAAACTGGAAACCCGAGATGATGGTAGAAGTTATGCTCAACGAACCAGATGATTTTTTGAAGGTTCGTGAGACTCTAACTCGCATTGGTGTTGCCTCTAGAAAGGAAAAGAAACTCTATCAATCTTGCCATATTCTACATAAGCAGGGTAGATATTATATTACACATTTTAAAGAACTCTTTGCTCTGGATGGTAAGCACGCCAATCTTACAATTAATGATGTTCAAAGAAGAAATAGAATTACTAGACTATTGTCTGATTGGGGTTTAATTAGTATTGTTAATGATGAATCTATTTTAGACATTGCTCCTTTAAATCAAATTAAAGTTTTATCTTACAAAGATAAGACTGAGTGGATCTTAGAGCAAAAATATAATATTGGATCTAAAAAGAAAGTAGAGCAAACAGAATAGTGAATGAAAGAGAATCTGAGTACAACGAGTACGATTATCAACTGTTTTTAAAAATAGAAGATGTTCGTACAATGTATGATCACGTTTGCTATTCAATAAGAATGTGGCCAGGTTCTCCTGCAAGACCAGTCGAAGAGCAAGTATATCTTGATAAACTTAAAACACAATTATTTGCTATGATTGCTGATTATAATTTTGAGAACGGTTAGTTCTGTAGAATTGTTCGGCAATTACTGCTAGTTGGTTTTATATTTTAATATAAATAGTAAAGGATGCCTTCGGGGTCCACACAATACAAACTCGCTTATTAAAGGAGCTAAAACCATGGGTAACCTCATGAGATATTCTGCTGCGGATCTTCCACAACTTTTGGATAGAATCAATCGCAATAGTATTGGAATGGATGAGTATTTTGATCGTCTCTTTAACGTTCATGAAACATCTACCAATTATCCACCATATAACTTGATTCAGGTTAGCAATGTAGAATCACGTTTGGAAATTGCGCTTGCTGGGTTCAAAAAAGAAGAAGTCAATGTTTACAAAGAATACGGAAAACTTTTTGTTGAAGGACAAAAAGAAACTGCGGGAGATACAAACTACGTCCATAGAGGAATGGCTCAACGATCTTTCACCAGATCATGGACGCTCAGTGATGATACGGAAATTAGATCAGTTACTTTTGAGGATGGGTTATTGAGTATTGAACTTGGTAAAATAGTTCCAGAACATCATGTTCGTAAGGACTATCTTTAAGTAAAAACAATTAAGTTTAGATTATAAATACTGGTGGGGCATACCCAAATATCGTCACCGCACGGGCGGGGTTGGTCAGAATCAACCCTTGCCCATTTTTATTTTTTGTGTTAAAGTAAGTAGTAAAGCATCTTATTATGACTGTTAAATTAGCCGTTGTGAAGACGGGAGAACAAATCATTACTGACGTTGAAGAAATGACCTTAGATGATAAGGTTGTTGGTTATTTCTTCAATAAACCCTGTATTGTTGATACGGGCAAACCAGAAAAAAATAAAGAGACTGGGAGGACTTCTTTTGATATTAGTCTTAGTCCTTGGATTGCTCTTGGCAAAGGATATAAATTTCCAGTTCCTCTAGACTGGTTGGTAACCTTTGTGGATCCAGTAGAAGAACTCAATAATATGTATCTTGTAGATATTATGGGTCAAGAAGTTCAAGATCAAAGTCAATCAATTATTGTTACTGATGGATGTGAGGATTGCTGATATGGAACCTAAAATCATTATTTTTCAAACTGGTGGAACTCTGATCTCTGTATTAGAAGAAGCACCATCTGCTGACATTGGCGAACCTGATTGCATCTTGGTAAGCCCATTCAATATTATGCCTGACGGAACTCTTCAACCTTGGTTGGGGGATCTTACCTCGGACAACAAATTTAAGATTCATTCTGATAAAATGTTGACCATCGCTGAACCAACTGCTAAAATCAAAGAACTATACAGCACTCTGACTAAGTGAGATTCTACACAAACGTCCAGATGATCGGGGATCAATTTCTCGTCCGAGGATATGAAGATGGTAAGAACTTCATGATCCGAGAGAAATATTCTCCGACTCTTTTTGTTCCTTCTAAAAAGAAGACATATTATCGGACGTTGACTGGAGAATATGTTGAACCAATTAAACCTGGCGGTGTTCGTGATTGTAGAGAATTTATCAAGAAGTATGATGGTGTAGAGAATTTTAGTATCTATGGTAATGAGAGATATGTATATCAATATATCTCTGACAATTATAGAGAAGATGAAATTAAGTTTGATATTAGTAAAATTAAACTTACAACAATTGATATTGAGGTTGCGTCTGAAAACGGATTCCCTGATGTAGAATCTGCTGCAGAAGAAGTTCTTTTAATCACTCTTCAAGATTATACAACAAAAGAAATTATTACTTGGGGTAAGGGACCATTTAAACTGAAGCAGGGCAATCATTACTATAAGCAGTTTAACAACGAATATGATCTATTAAATGATTTTATTGCATGGTGGATTGAAAATACTCCTGAAGTTGTTACTGGGTGGAATAGTAAATTGTATGATATTCCGTATCTAGTGCGACGTATTGATAGGATTCTTGGTGAGAAGTTGATGAAAAGACTTTCTCCTTGGGGTCTGGTCAGTGAAGATGAGACTTATATTTCTGGAAGAAAGCATATATCGTATGATATTGGTGGGATATCTCAATTAGATTACCTTGATCTTTATAAAAAATTTACATATAAAGCACAAGAATCCTATCGATTGGATTACATTGCGAGTGTGGAACTTGGACAAAAGAAACTTGATCACTCTGAGTTTGATACCTTCAAGGATTTCTATACAAATGGTTGGCAGAAGTTTGTAGAATATAATATCATTGACGTGGAACTTGTTGACCGTATGGAAGACAAGATGAAACTGATTGAACTTGCATTGACTCTTGCGTATGACGCTAAGGTCAATTATGAAGATGTGTTTTACCAAGTGCGTATGTGGGACACAATAATTTATAATTATCTTAAGGATAAGGGAATAGTTATTCCTCCCAAGATTAAATCTGACAAAAATGAAAAGTATGCGGGGGCATATGTTAAAGAACCGATTCCTGGAAAGTATGATTGGGTTGTTTCTTTTGACCTTAACAGTCTGTACCCTCATCTCATTATGCAGTACAACATCTCCCCCGAGACCTTACAAGATACTAGACATTCTTCAGCTACGGTAGATAAGATATTGAATAAAGACATTGACTTCTCTGGATATGAAGATTTTGCTGTGTGTGCAAATGGGTCAATGTATAGGAAAGATGTTAGAGGATTTCTTCCTGAATTGATGGATAAGATCTACAAAGATAGAACTATATTTAAGAAGAAGATGCTTGCTGCTAAACAGCAATATGAAAAAACTCCAACAAAAGTATTGGAGAAGGAAATTGCTAGATGCAATAACATTCAAATGGCGCGTAAGATTCAACTTAATAGTGCTTATGGTGCTATTGGAAATCAGTACTTTAGATATTATAAACTTGCTAATGCAGAAGCAATTACTTTATCTGGTCAGGTATCAATTCGTTGGATTGAAAATAAAGTAAATGGATATTTGAATAAACTGCTATCAACTGATGGAGTAGACTATGTTATTGCATCTGATACTGATTCTATCTATTTGAATATGGGTCCTCTTGTAGATAAGTTTTTTGCTGCTAAGTCTGAAGATAAGAGTTCTATCGTAAATATTCTAAATTCAATTTGTGAAGATAAACTTGAACCTTTTATTGATGCTTCCTATCAAGAACTTGCTGATTACGTGTCTGCATATGATCAAAAAATGCAGATGAAGCGTGAGAATATCGCTGAACGTGGTATCTGGACCGCTAAGAAGCGATACATTCTTAATGTATGGGATAGTGAAGGTGTTCGATATGAAGAACCTAAACTGAAGATGATGGGTATTGAAGCAGTTAAATCTTCAACACCAGCACCCTGCCGCACAATGATTAAGGATGGTCTTAAATTGATGATGAATGGT